TAAGGGACCATAGAGGTCATTCCAAATTATATTCGTAACAGTATCCACTTCATCTCTTTCTAGTATTAAGAAATCACCATAGGTGTCAATGATCAAGTAGTTACCGCCTTCTGTAAATTTGCGGATGAGATATTCATTTGATACAGCAAGATAGTCTGTCAAATCAATAAGTTCTTGGAAGTCTTTTATGTTCATGACTATTTAGTGGGCTTAACCTCCCAAAAAGGTTTCAATTTACTTCTCTTTTCACGTTCCATGATCAATTTTCTTGCTTCTTTATTACGTTTATTCCATTCTTTTGCACGTTCTAAAATAGCTTCTTTATTATTCTTGTAGTATTCTTTTAAATATTCTTTTCGATTATCATCATATTTCCATTTCTCAGCAAGACGATCTTTGTTCTTTTCATAGTATTTTCGATTAGCAATTTGCTTTCGTTCTTTATCAGTCATAACATGCCTTCTGCACCACATTTTGCTATGAAATAGGCATCTACTATATCACTAATCGGATTTATTACTTTTTTTGCTCGGGGAGTTAATCGTTCTTTGAGGTCTGTGGGAGTTAAGAGTTCACCGACAAAGGCATCATACATCAATTCTTTGTTTGCATTGCCCTTCCCTGTTGCAAATTTCTTGATTACAGTAGGGGGATAAGTCTTGAATGACATTTTTTGTTTCCACATTTTGTGCTTTAGTAGTCCAGTATTTTCTGCTATTGAACGAACACCAGCTTGCGCAGAAGTAGCAAAAGCATATCCTTCAATAAAAACTTCACTACATCCTTGAATTAACAACATAACCCAAGAGGAAAGAGCATCATGTCTTTCCTCTTCGGTTTCCCATTCAGGATAGCGTTCAGCAATAAGATTACTTACCCCACACCCGGAGGCAAGTTGTTGTTGTCTTTCGTTATTAGATAGATAATATAACATACACCTATCAAAATCAAAAAATCCATCATCTTTTTCCTTATATACACATATTGCTGGTGAAGTTAATGAATAATCAATCCCAGCTATCTTCTTCTGATTCATCTGTTTCACCCGTTTCACTATCTACTTCAAGGTAATGTCCACAAAAGGAACATAATTCTAACCCTGTAGTATCTTTTGATATAATCTCGTATTCTTTATCACATCCATCACATAATATAGATACTGTAGCATCTCCATCTTCCCAGATTATATTTACTGGCATATTTCCATCTCCTGCCTCTAATTTTTCTTTTTGTTTGGGATCGGTACTGTCAGAGCTCTCTGTCCATACATTAACTTGGTTGGAACAGGAAATACTTTTAGAGTAATGTTGTCGACCTGTATAAATCGTTTATCTCTAAGAATATTGAGACTGACTGTATCACCGATTTTATATTTTCCCAACTGCTCAGCAAATTCAATATCATTGTTGATAGCAATATCATTAATACCTATTATGGTATCCCATGCTTTTAATCCTTTAGGTAAAGGATCGGTTGGTTTATTTTTATTACTTATCATTAAACCGTAAGTATTGGGGATTGATGTATTTATATCAGGATTATCCTTGAATATTTTTTCTCTTTGGTTGGCTTTCCCAAACAAAGGAATAATCATAACCCCTAATGCTGGACGATTTACTTTACCTTTTTCTAACATCACGGCAAGTGATTTTTCTGCAAGGTCACCCTTAACTGCTAGCCCAACTCCTGCATTTTGATTTGTTCGCGATACCATCAATGTAGCAATTCCTACGATTTCACCTTTTTCATTGATTACGGGTCCACCAGAATTTCCTTTATTGATTGCGGCATCTACTTGAATTGATTTGATATAAGGGTGTCTTGAGTATCTTTCAGTACTAGAAATAATACCTTTTGATAGACTCCATGCCATTCCCATCGGATGACCTAATACAAAGATTTCTACTCCTAAATGTATGTCTTCCTTTTTAGCAAACTTTAAGTATGGGACTTTTCTTTTTAGTCCAATTACTTCAAGTAAAACCAAATCGGCTAATGGATCTTCACCAATTACTTTTACTGTATATTCATGCCAATCCTCCTCATCCCAATAATACATATTCATTGTTTTCTGTTCATACACACAATGAAAATTGGTCAATATATGACCTTGTTCATTGATGACTGTTCCAGAACACAATCCATTACGGGCGTCAACAGGTGGATTTTCTAATTTGTTTATCGATAGCAATACTACCGATTTTCTTACCTCTTCTATGACTTCTTTGGTGATGGCTTGTACCGAAACACCGCAGAATATTAATATAGAAAAGCATAACAAAAATACTCGTCTTAACTTTTCCATTTTTTCCTTGTTAAAAGTTTAACAGAGGCGCATCTTCTGTAGGCAATTCCTTTGGTTGCTCTGGTGTTGAGTCTGATTCCCCAGAATTGTTATCAGGTGGTTTTACCTCTATTTTTGTGTTATTTTTAGTTTCATTATCATTTAAAAATTTATCTATCGTGTCTTGATCTAGTAAAACTACTCCAGCCAAAGTATTATGATCTCTAATACAGTATATGGCCTTTTCCATAAACTCTCTAGGTGCGACTACAGGCTCCATCGGATTATCCCCAAAAAGCATTTTTGTCCATATCGAAAACTTATATTCTGTCCTGATTTTGTCTAATACACAAAAACAATGAACAGTCATAAGTCTCTGAACGGGATACGGTGGTGTCGTACTCATAAGATTGGGATTGCCCATTGCTATCCATCTTATAGTTCCTTGATAACACACATGAATAGTATCAAAAATAACTTGACTTGGCCACTCATCATTAGGAACTTTAATGAAAGGTTCATTTTTAAATTGCTTCCTTGCTTTATTCAGTTCATCTGCACCTACCGCTTCCGCTCTTACTCCCTTGACAAAAAAGAACATAAGAAAACATATAAGCCCTAAAATAAGGCACCCCGCTATGACCTTCATAAAAAAATGTTTAGTCTCAGTTTTCATATAGCAATATACCACAATAAAATGATTATTATAAACAGTTCTATAACTAATAGAGTATGATACCACACCCATCTAGTTTCGTATAAATTTTCTTTTTCTATTTTGTCACGACCAAAGACATTAAAAAGTTTATCTTTTACATCATCTAACCACATATTAAATTTATCTTTAAGACCTATTGACATGGCTACTCCAGCTAAATGTCTTGATATTCTCATTATCTATGGTGTAGCTTGTGGAGAAATATCAACAATTTCACAACCTTTCTCTGAAGTACACGCAAACTCTTGACTAGAACTAGTATAATCTTGAGTTTCAAATTCTGCCAAAGTGCCCCAATTGACTTTCTTTGGCATTTTACTTAATAGTTCATCGTACTCTTTTTCAGTACAATCTTGGTACGGTGCTTGCCTATAAGTATGGTCACTAAATGGTAGAAAACTAATACCACTTATGTCATCAAAATTTTCATAGACCCATGCAGCCGTATTGACCCATTCATCTTCCTTGACGGATACTGTCACACTTGGTTTATGTTCACACCATTCTTTTGCGTATGTGTGCCATAGTGATAACTGCTTCCATGCAGTCATGTCATTCCTACAAGTTGCCTCTTTTGGACTCTTTTGTGGAAATGAAAAAACAGTTGTGTGTTCAGGTTTTGTAATATCCGGCTCATTCGGAAAACCTTCTGCTTTCATCATTTTACAAAGGGGGTCTTTATTATCCGCTCTTACAGTTCTAATATAAAAGGGGTTATGGCGGGCATGAATACCAGAAGCAGAGTCAACAAGCTGAGAAACAGTACCAGACGGCTTAACACACGTAATAGATACACTACGGTTAATCCCTAATTTATCTGCATACTCTTCATTTGTTTTAACTGCAACTTCACGTAGTTCACTTAATGTTTTTTGTATGTTGCCTTTTGAACCATTTGTCAGGGCACAATCCATGATTCCGGTAAGACTGACTCCCAGTAATCGCTCCTCTTCACAATTTTTACTCCACTCTCTTGAGAGATATTTGAAACTTGTGAGAGTGGATTGGAAAGTTCCAAGGATAGTCGCAATCCTAACCTTGTCTTTGATAGACTGCAAAGTGTCGTTGCTTCTGAGGACGACCTCGGACAAGTTGCAGAATTCTCTGGATCGTAATATGATTTCGCTGCAAGGATTTGTGCCGAAATCATCTCTCCCCACTCTTCGTTGAATGTATGTGCCATTTTTATCCCTATTTCTACTATTTAGTTGATTTACATGATATTTACTTGCTAAACTACTGTATATACCACGTTCTCCAGACTTTGAATCATAGAGAGATAACCATTCTCGCATGAAAGTTCCAACATCTGGTTTTTCTTTATAATTAACTGAGTTGTTTGCAAGTGCCCGTTGTACGTTGTCTTTATACCATTCACCATGTTTGGCGAATCGCATTTCACGATCATTGAGATTAGAAAGACTAATAAGAGCAGAACGGCGGACACCACCCACGACAACAATTTCTGCAGTTTTACAAACAATATCATGACATTCTACTGGTTTAAGTTTTCTTCCTATTGAAGCTTTAAAAGTGCTTACTGTGAAATTAAATAGATCGACTAAAGGATCAGGACCCGAAGCTCTTCCGCCAAATGTTTTTAGTGGTGCGCCTGCAGGTCTAACCTTACTCACATCCCATTTCGGTATATGTCCTCCATAAAGTAATCCCACAAGTTCTTTAAATGCTCTAGCCCATCCTAATTTAGAATCTGCAACGACAATAGTTGTGTCTGTTTCATATAGTTCATCTGGAATTATTGGAAGTTTATTTGTATATTCTTCTTCTACTGAAAACCCAACACCTGTACCATTCATTAATATGTAAAGAATTTCATCAAATGATCTAAGTTGATCTACTTTCACGTAGGCACAATTATATCCAGAAACATTTTCCTTTTCTAATGCAGGCCCCGCCGTCATTAAACATCTCATAGACGGCATTACCTTTAGTTCTTTAACTGCAGTTTCTAATTCAACTCTTGCTCCATTATCTAAACTAAATTCACACGTTTCGTTTAAATGTTTCGTGAAGAAATCAAAGTATCGTTCAACTGTTTCGTGCCATGTTTCTCTTCGTTCTTTGTCATAATCCCATCTCGCATATCTCGATAGATGAATAAACTGTTGGTATTCGGTAGGTAGCATGATTTCTTCTTTCTATTTTAATTTGTCTAAAAATTCCGTTTCTTCTCGTCCTGACAATCTATCAGTTGCAACTATATTGGGAAGATTGTCTTTTATAATCTCCATTTCTTTTGCAGAAAAGGTCTTTGCATTTAGTACATAATCTGTAAATGCCTCACAACATAAAGGAAAATGTGGTTCAACTAATTTCCACATTACATCTGCAAACTGTTGTATTTCTTCTTGCGCATGACTGTCACCCCTTAATTGATAAAATTTAAAAAAATTATGTAAATCTATCTTCCATATTACTTCGGTATAGTTCGACACAGGGAGCACAATTCTTGCAAGCTCTCTTGATACGTTCCAATCTAGTAGATTTTTATAGGCGTTAGTCGCTCCATCGAAAATACGATATATTTCAAATTCGATTTCGCCAATATCATTACCTAACTCCCCTTCTTCTCTACCTTGTTTATTTGTCGTTGATTGGGGTTTAAGACTATCCCCTTTTGGAAAATAAAAGTCATCTGACATGACAGAGTACCGCCCCGAGTACTCATTCAGGTTTGCCGTTCTATGACGGACTAACTGGCGCATAACAAAGATGGGTAATTTGATATGGAACTTGACTTCACACATCTCAAAGGGTGAGGTGTGTTTATGTCTCATTAGGTAGCGTATAAGGTTACGCGTCTGACTTACCTTTCTTGTTCCT